GATTCGTTTGATGCCATGGTAATAGTAATAGTCGTTGAAGATGGCACTGTTGTTACCATAAATTTTTTATCGTTAAAATCTGCAGCTGCAAAATCAGAATTAGTTATAGCAGAAAAATTATCTAATAAAATTATGTCTTGTGCGGATATACCATGATCACTACCAAACGTTATTGTAACAGTTGATGATCCATTAGTTGTGCTAAATGCACTTGTAAGAGTTGTTGTAGTTTTAATAGGATGTATGTCATAAAATACACCCCCTGAATATGCATATAAAATTCTGTTAGTACCAATGATAGCATATTTTCTAGCTAGACTGTTTACAAAATGATGCAAACCTCTGCCTGCACCAGTTAATTTGTCATCTCCAAGTTGTTTCCAACCACCTATTTTTTCAGGTGTACCATACCTAAACCTAACATTATCACAGTCTATCCACTGTGATTCTGCTCCAGTAGCGGTAACTTGTTTATTAATTCCAGGTGCAAACCCTATCTTCTGTAACATAGATCTCCAGATTATATTAGATTGCGTTGTATATCAACGAGTTTTGACTATTCCTAGCATAGGTCTTTTATCATACAAATTGGTTTTTGCAAACCTTCCATCTGCATGATTATAGTGTAAAAATACTTGACCACATAATTCCCCTTCAAAAGGTTCTCTCCAATGCTCTAACTCACAACCAGAATAAATGAGCATATCTCCTGGTTTTAGATCTACTTTTACCCCTTTAGGTGCTCCAGGCTTATGTATACCTTTATACTCGTCTATGACGTTGTTAGACCCTGTAGGATCGATAAATATAGGCCAAGGATCACCACCTAGGTTTAATGTTGTAGATATTTCACAGCTAGGTCTATCCTTGTGTCTTCTTAAAATATTACCTTTTCTATAGAGTCTTGTGTAAGAATATGTAGGCACTAATTTAAGTCCGGTTTTCTTTTGCATGACATTTATAGTCTTGACTAATAATGTTTCCATAAGTCTATCACTATATTTAGCATAAGAGTTAGGGACTTGTGGATCGTTAAAATTACCAACTAAAGAATTACCAATATGCGTTACACCATTTTTTAACATCCAATGGTCTGCTTCTGCAGATATTTGTAAATACGTATATGCTAGGGCTGCTATTTCTTTAGATATAGTATTACGTAAAATTTGATATTTATTTTTTTTAAAACTCATAGTTGTATAAAGTTATAAGATACAGATATTCTCCAGTTCTTTTCACCTTTTTCTGTATTCATATTTAGATCAACACCATGTGGAAGCCAAGATGGAAAAAATATCATTCTGCCTTCAATAGGTTTGTAAGCACAAACTCTCCACAAAGCTTCTGGCATTCCTTTAACTCTTCTTGGCATATGAGTATTAGGTCCTGGTCTAGGGTCTTCTAAAAATAATTCACCAGAATTTTTTGGTACTTTAATATAGTACACACCCGACCACATTGAGTTAGGATGAGTGTGAGTTTTGTTATAACTATAAGTAGGATTAATATTAGCCCACATATTACCAAGTCCTAATTCACCTTCTATTCCATAATCTTTATTACACTCTTGTGCCATTTTAAATAATTCTTTAATTAGTGGTTTATACTCTTTTCGTTTATCCATATCAGTTGGACTATGCCAACCAAAACCAGAGTTTGTTTTCTTTTCTCCTTTAGGTTCTGCTTTACGCCATTTTTTTATTTCTTTGAATAAATATTGATTAAGTTCTTTAGCGTTAGGTAAATCTTTAAAATATACCGGAGTTGGAAATAATATTTTTCTTTGTAATTTCATTTAAAAGGTGGCCCTCCAAACCACATAACTAATGATTTTCTGATCCCCTTTTTAACAGGTGCAACTTTGTGTCTTAAAAATGATGCAAAGAATATTGCTTGTCCTTGTTTCAAGGATAGAGGTTCTTGTTGACCAGCGTCTGCAAATAAAAGATCTCCACCTGTAAACTCTGATGGATCTGATAATAAACAAGTCATAGATATTTTACGTATTGGATTTTGACCTTGTTGACCGAAAGCATTTAGATCCATGTGCCAATCATAAAAACCTTTTTTAGGATACACAGTAAATTGTGCAGGTTCTGTAAGTCGTACACCATCAAAATAAAAATGATTTAAATTTACAATAGATAATTGATTCTCAATAACTTTATACATTTGTGGTAGTTTATCAAAAGGTATCCAAGATATAGTTGTAATTCTTTTCTTAGTATCATGTTTACCTTTTTCTCCACCCCCAACTTTTGCTTGTTCAGGTGCACACTGATGACCAGCATCGATAATCATCTTACATTGTTCAGGTGTAAATATTGGCTCTGTTGTTTGTGCAACATAAGATTGCCATGTTGGCATTTTTGGTACTTGTGTCATTCGTTTTGCCCCGATCCTGTTCTTGAACCTACAGGATCATAATCAACATCTACATTACAAACTAATGTTCTTCTCTTTTCTTTTGTTCCATTAAATGGATATACGCAGTGTCTCATATCATAAGGAAAAACATAAAAGTCTCCTATCTTCATATTAGGTGAGTAATCTGTTTTAGAAAACTGACCATTAGCTGCTCCAATAATTTGAAGTCTACCATTCATGGGTTTACCTGGTGCAGAGTATTCGACACCTGTTTCTTTTGGTAATTTTAAAACCATTACTGAAGACAACCCTGTAAAAATTTTACCTTGATGAATATGGACTGGGTTATATTCATGTGCTTTCATCTCATTAACCCAAATAGAATTTATATTTTTTTGTGTTGGACCTATTCTATTCCAATCTGTGTAGTGATCAAATATGGTATAAAACCATTTTAATATATCTTGTGGTAAAAAACTATGCTGATGCATCTTATCGGTGTTAGGACCTGAATAATATAAAGATACTTCGTCTTCTATTTTACCTACTAATTGTTTATTAGCTTTTGGTAATTGTTTTTTTTGTTGTTCGTAGAGCTCATTGAGACCTACAAAAATTTCTAAAGGGACTTGATATTTTAAAACAGTTTGCCCTAGATAGACAAAGTCAAACTTCATTTTAATTTCTTAGTTTTTTTACTATCTAAAGATAGTTTTTTTTCGTCAAGGCCTTTCTTTAAAGCCTCTAGTTGACCTAGTATATTAAACACTTCAGGTTGTGATGTACCAGGAGTTATTGTTTCTTTTTGTCTTTCAAATCTTAATAGATAAGATTTAGCTTGGTGTGTGTTTACATCTTCATCATCAAACGAACCATCATGAAATTCTTTTTTAAGCTTAGACCAAGTTGCTACTTCTCTCATTCTATGTTTAGCAACAAGTTCCATACTTGCTTTACCATAAAGTTTTTCTTCTAGCTCAACTTGTTTAAGTTCTTTTTCTAATGGGTCTTTTTCTTTTCTAATATCTCTCTGTAATTTTTTTATTTCAACCTCATTTTTTCTAGCATCAAATGATAGGTGAACTAAATTTTCAAAGTGGGTATTTTGTTCTCTAACAGATTGCCAATATTTAGCAGCTTGAGTTGGATATTTATTATCAGACAATACAGAGAATCTCATTTCTGTTTCTGTACGAAACATTTGTTTCTTCATCCATGTATCCTGTAACTCTGGGATTAATTTTTTAAAATTTTTAACATCATCCTTATCTAATATATTAGTTAAATACTTAGACTCGGTTTCTAGTTTAGTTGCAATATTACGTTTTTCTTTTGACATTTTTCTCCTTTATTATTTCTAATCTTTTTATATACCTTTTTATATAAAGGTCAAGTCTATGATACGGTTACATCAGCTAAAGCACTATCAGCTGTCCACTCTTCTGTAGCATTTGTTTTACCACCTGGTATTGAACCTCCATAAGAAAGAGCAGCAACAGCAGAACCAGAATTTCCTTGATCAAATCTATTTGTTGCTAAATCTGCGACCTCTGTCCAAGAAGTTCCGTTCCATGCTTCTGTCTCACCTTTATAACTAGAACCAACTAAACCTCCAAATGCAAGAGCTTGTTTTGAAGAAACTCCTGCACCAGCTAAATAAGCTCTAGCAGTATTTAAATTATTTACTTCAGTCCAACTTGTTCCGTCCCATGTTTCTGTTGAATTTACACCACCTGGTTCAGGTGAACCTCCAAAAGCTAAAGCATCAGTTTGAGTGCCTGATCCTCCTAATGCGTATCTAGAACTATTTAAATTATTAACTTCTGTCCAGCTAGACCCATCCCATAATTCTACTAATCCTGAATTAGGTGGTGTACCACCAGCCATCATACCAGCTGTAGCTGTTCCAAAACCAAAAGCCACTGATCTGCCTTGATTTAAATCTGCTACTTCAGTCCAACTCGATCCATCCCAAGATTCATTTAAAGCAATGTATGAATTTGATGGAGGTCCTGTAAATCCTCCAGCAGCAATTGATGCAGAGTTAGTTCCCATGGTAGATCTACTTGATGAAGCTGTATTTAAGTCTCCTAATTCTGTCCAAGATGAACCATTATATGATTCATTTAATGCAGAACCTGTTGTGGTATAACCTCCTATAGCCAATGCTGCTGTTTGAACTCCTTGTGTTCCTTTACCCAAACTACTTCTTGTTGTATTTAAATTAGCACTAGATGCCCATGTTGCAGCAGGTATCCCAGCCGCTTTTCCAAAACCTTTTAACGTTGTGCCTCCAGATAAAAATATTTGACCTTCTGATAAATGAGGTCCTGAAGGAAAAGAAAATTCTTCTGTTAATGCTGAGTATGGTGGAGCATTACCTCCAAATAATAAAGCTGATTTTGAACTATTTGATGCTTGTGTGTTTACTTCTCTCCTAGCAGTTGCTAAATCTGCAACTTCAGTCCAAGAAGATCCATTCCATGCTTCAGTTTTTCCCGTAGTCGAAGGTCCAGTTCCTGCAATTGCAAGTGCTGATGTATTAGTGCCTGCTCCTGCTAATTCTTGTCTTGCTTGATTTAAATCAGATATTTCAGTCCAAGAAGATCCATTAAATTCTTCAACTACTGCAACATTAGCTGTTGGTGAGCTTCCAGCTATAGCTAATGCAGCTGTATACGCTGTTCCAGCACTTCCTATATTTCTTCTTGCTGTGTTAAGATCTGCAAGTTCAGTCCAAGTAGATCCATTCCAAAATTCAGTTAAAGCTTGTGGTCCACCTGGAACTCCTGCAAATGCTATTCCTGAAGTCGAAGTTCCTGCTTGACCACCTGTTCCTTTGTTTTCATTAGTCTCTGTTATTTCAGTCCAAGAAGAACCATTCCAAGATTCTACAACATCTCGATAACCTGGAGGTGTATAACCACCAACAGCTAAAGCAGAAGTATAAACTGTACCCATTCCTTGTGTTAATCTTCTTGCTGTATTTAAATTATTTACTTCAGTCCAACTAGACCCGTCATACGTTTCAGTATTTGCTGTTTCAGGTGGAGTATTACCACCAATACAAATTGCAGCGGTTTGAGTTCCCACTCCTCCTATTTGTGATCTTGCATCATTTAAAGTACCACCAGATGCCCACGCTCCAACATTTACAGTTGGATCGCTGTCTAGTGTTTGTATTGTTACGCCTTTTACTTCCTTATACGTTGCCATAATTAACTCGCTGTAATTGTTTTGTTAGCTAGTGGAGCTGTCCACTCTTCTGTATTACTTTGTTTAGGATAACCTCCAAACCCTAATGCTGAAGCTGCTGATGAACCCGCTGCTGCTAAAAGATAACGAGCAGTTGCTAAATTGTTTAGTTCTGTCCAAGAAGAGCCATTCCAAGCCTCGGTATTATTTACACCTGAAGATGTAGGGCCTCCACCAAACGCTAATACTGAAGGGCTAGCATCACCAGCACCACCTAACATCGCTCTTGCTGTATTTAAATTATTAACTTCTGTCCAACTAGAACCGTCCCACGATTCTGTATTGTTATGTGTTGTAGTGCTATAACCTCCAAAGTAAATTGCGTCCGTATAAATTCCTCCAGCTGCTCCTGCGTATCTGCCAGTATTAGCCTCTGAAACTTCTGTCCAACTCGATCCATTCCAAATTTCAGTATTTGTTATATTACCTGATGGATTGTTACCACCCATTGTTATAGCATTAGTTTGAGTTCCAGCCGCAGCTCTATAACTTGCAGCTGTATTTACTTCTGCTATTTCTGTCCAAGAACTTCCACTCCAAGATTCTACCTGCGGAGCGTTTGCAGATATATAACCAGAGATAGCTAAAGCAGCAGTATAAGTTCCTGCTCCTCCTGGTGATCTTCTGGCAGTGTTTAGATCACTAACTTCAGTCCATGATGAACCATTGTATTGTTCAGTTAATGCACTATTTCTACCTGAAGAGGGTGGATTAGTGTCTCCACCATAAGCTAAAGCTGCTGTTTGTAATCCAGCACCAGCTAATTGTCCTCTAGCAGTATTTAAACTACCACCTGTTGCCCATGTTGCACCAGGTAAATCTGTTATCGTTTCTTTAAAAGTGTTTGTTGTTGAATTAAAATATAATTGTCCTTTAATTTGTTTTGAAAATTCTGATGCTGGTGTTGTTGACCATTCTTCTGTAATTACGGTATAGTTTGCTGGAGGTGTATGACCACCTGCATATAATTGATTAGCAGTGGGTGAACTTGGTAAAGAATGTTTTGTGCTTCTTGCTAAACTTAAATCTGCAAGTTCTGTCCAAGCAGCTCCATTCCAAGATTCTGTAAGAGTATACCTTGTTGATCCTGGAGGTCCACCATAACCACCAAAAGTTATTTGACTTGTATTACTTGATCCACCACCACCCATGATTCCTCTAATAGAACTTACATTAGATACTTCAGTCCATGCAGAACCATTCCATGTTTCTGCGTTAGCTGTGTATCCTCCAGGCGCATAACCACCATAGGCCATAGCCGATGTAGAAGTTCCTCCACCTGCTCTAGATCTTGCAGCTGTGTTTGCTTCTGCAACTGTTGTCCATGACGAACCATCGTATTGTTCTGCTTCTGCAGAGAAAGGTGGATCAATCGCTCCACATGCAGCAAGACCTATTGTTTGTGATCCAGCGCCCATTAAATCTCTTCTTGTAGTATTTAAATTTCCACCAGCTGTCCAATTAGTTCCATCATATTCGTAAGTAGCATTTGTGTTTGGTGGTGCTGTACCACCAAAAACCATTCCATTAGTTTGTGGACCACATGAACCCATACTATCAAAACTTGATGGTATTGATGTTACAGTTGTCCAACTAGAACCATCATATTCTTCTACTTGTGCAGTGATTGGAGGTTGAGTTCCACCCACACTTACAGCAGCTGTGTAAGTTCCAAAGCCAGCGTTTCCAACAATACCTTCATTTAAATTTCCACCAGATGCCCACGATCCTGTAGATACTACAGATGCAGCTGTATCGCTTGACAGTGTTTGAACTGTAAATCCTTTTATGTCTGAATAATTTGCCATAGGCTAAAGACTATGGAAGATTATATAATGTAGGTCTTGGGTTCATATCGGTTTTATCTTCAGCCGGTAATGCATCCCAAGCAGTTTGTGCTGCTTCGATTTCACCAGTAACAATAGCTTGTGCTTCTTCTTTTGTTTTAATTGCACCTTCTACTTTACCGATCCATTGATCACCGTAAAGATTATCGCCTACAACCCATACTTCACCAGGATGCCCTGAAAGATGAAACTGTCTTCTCTCTTCGTGAGTGAAAAAGTTTTTACCCCAGTTAGTCGCTGTACAGTATTTATATGCCATAGTTGCTTCCTCCTTTTTCTTGTTTATAGATCATAATTAACTTGTTGTCACTGACTTAATTTGAAAATCTGCTGCAACAAATTCTTCTGCATCAGCATTAAATGGTGCTGGAGTATTATCATATCCACCTCCAGTAATTGCAGCTGTTGCTGGACCAGCACTACCAACACTTACTCTAGCCGTTGCCATATCACTAACTTCAGTCCAAGATGTTCCATCCCAAAACTCTGTAAGTTTTTTAAGTGCCGGAACTTGTCCTGCAAAAGCTAACGCTGATGTTGCTACACCAGTTCCACCTAAATTTCTTCGAGCAGTATTTAAATCGCTTACTTCAGTCCAACTTGATCCATCCCATAATTCTGTCGCTCCTGTATTTGATGGAGTACCACCACCAAAAGCTAATCCAGAAGTATTACTTGCTGCTGCTGCGTTAGAACCATATCTTACAGTATTTAATTCTGCTATTTCAGTCCAACTTGATCCATTCCATGATTCGTTAGACGGCACTAGATTAGGAGATGATGGTGTATATCCTCCAATAGCCAAAGCTGATGTATTAGTGCCTCCGGATCCTAGATTGTATCTACCTGTGTTTAACTCACTAACTTCAGTCCAATTAGAACCATTATAAGATTCTGTTCTAGTATCAGCTGCTGTAGTTGCGGAGTTTCCACCATAAGCTAATGCAGCATTGTATGCGGTTCCTGCGCCTCCTATATAACCTCTTCCGTGATTTAGATCATTTACTTCAGTCCATGAAGAACCATCCCATACTTCTGTTTGAGCGCCAGGCCCATTAGGAAATCCTCCAAAAATTACTGCTGATGTATTATTAAGTCCTGCTCCTCCTGGTCCATATCTAGCTTGATTTAAATTTGAAACTGATGCCCATGTTCCAATTGGAGCTCCACCTGTGTTTACAGTTTTAAATTGTCCTGTTGTAGAGTTGTAATAAAAATCTCCAGCGATTGCATTAGTTGGATCTTCCGTACGGGTTTGTACTTGAAACCCCTTTATACCTTTATATTCAGCCATTATTATTTATCCTTTAATAGCCAACCTTGAGTCGAGTCTACGTAAACCAATGTAAAACCAGCTCTCTCGGTTGACACTGTTAAATCTGCTGCAGAACCCTGTATGTTGTG